CCTTCTGATCCATACCAGAAGCTTTAGCTGCTTTCTTCCAATCGTTATATGCAGTAGAGAACGCTATACGTCTATTGAACATTTCACCAGACTTATAGAAGAATAGGCCTGCATCGGCTGCACGAGAGAAGGCATCCATGGCTACACCACGTCCTCTAGAGGCAGCAGCGTGGTCTGCAGTAGTAAGAACAGAGTCTTCTAGGCCAGACTTCTTCCAAGCATTGTAGAAAGACAGTGCTTCCTTCTGATCCATACCAGAAGCTTTAGCTGCTTTGGCTACCATCTCTGGGGTACCGCGTGTATTGCCCAGGAATTGTAGCAAAGACTGGTCTCTGAACACCCTTCCCATGTTCATTGGGTCAAAGAGGGTCATAGACAGAGATACTGCAGCACCCTGAGCCTGTACCCACAACTGTACAGGGTTAAACCAGCCCAGTAATCCGTGGAATGCAGCTGCTCTCATAGCCCCAGTCGGGTCTGTGTTCTTCAAATCGAACAGCGCCTCAGTAGCTTGCTTAGGTAGCTTGCCTCCGATAGAGGAATCAATCATTTTCTGGATGGTATACTTGAACGCCATCTCTTCAGCACTGGGCCAAGCCATCCAATCATCCACTTGAGCGTGTAAAGCACGGATAGTACGGCCATTAGCAGTGCCCATAGGGGCTTTTACGAGGTCGTCGAAGCTACGGAACACTCTATTACCACTACCTTCGAGAGCATTAGCTGTCTCGATAGCCATCTTCTCCATAGAAAGACGCCATTCATTACGTGCTACGTACTTAGCAAGGTTAGAGAGGTTCTGAGAGATAGCTGTAAAGGAGTCTACACGGTTAACTTTGGTAGCATCCTCTGATCCGTAGAGCAATTCTTCAGCACGAGCACCTGAGAACAAGCCGCCTGGACGGGCAAGAGCGTGCTCTTCACCCATACTGGACAGGGCAGCCTCTTGCTCTAGCTGGCGGTCTTCAAGAGCTCGGTACATTACCTCGTCTTGCGACTTACCATCAGCCAAAGCTTTCTTCTGAAGCTCTAGTGCGTAGGCATCTGCCTCTTCCTTACGGGCAAAAGCTCTCACAGTCTTGGTAGATGCACGAGAGTCGGTAGCAGTAATTGCAGTACCGTCTACCATGTGGGCTGAAGACTCTTTAACGAAGTACGCAACACCGTTATTGATCTTTGGGATATAGCCCACACGTCTAGGCATGAACCCTGTAGGAAGTTCAGATACTTGATCGCTATCTACTAGAGCATAGAAAACTTTATTCTTATCTGATGTAAATGCAGTAGGCTCTTTAAGCCGGACTACTGACCACCCTTCATTATAAAGGGTTTCTAGATCCAGATCATCAATATTCTCTACAAGCTTGTCATCGTTGTCTACAAAGATCTGCTTACGACCGCTATCTCGGATAGACTGTAGAGCGTCTTGAAGGTTATCAAACGGCTTAGCAATCAGCTCTTGGCCTAGAATATTAACACCTTTCTCACCACGTAGTTGAGCCTCTCTACGAACAACATCCTCTCGGATATCAAGGAGAGAGTCCATCAAGGAGCGGGTCTTGTAATAGGCTTCTACCTGATCTTCCTTAAGAGCAATACCGAGAGACCCGTTCATAAGCTGGTCTACAGTATATACAGCTTCCTCTTGATCACCTTTCAATAGAACAAAGTCGAGTTCTTCCAGCTTCTTACGTGCTATAGGATTAAGGCCGCCAGCACCATGCTTACCAATGATACTAGATACAGCATCTCTCTGAAGAGAGCGGAGGCTGTTAAGCATCTTGGCTTGGGTGTTATCTAGGCGCTCAGCTTGCTTGACAAGGGCTCTGCCCTCTTCACCTTTGAGAAAGGTCAGTGGGCTAGCTATCCAACGGCTGAACATGCCAACAGGATCTACAGTGATACCTTGCTTATCAGCTAGGGTGAAAGTGAACTTCTGCTCTGACAGGCCTAAAGATACACCGTCCTCATCGAAAGCTTCATACTCAAGAGTGAATCCTGTGTCATCACGAGAGGTCACCTTCGCGTCTTGCACCTGATTCTTCTTAAGGAAGTCGGCTGTCTTCTTATCTTCAAGATCCTTAAGCTCACGTGCAGTGAAGGCTCTCTCTTGAAGAAACTCATCACCTTGCGTCATAGACTTGGCAGCAGCTTGAGACCTAATCTCAAACTCAGCTACGTTATCATGAACTACTTTACTGATACCGTCAACAGAGTTAGGGTCAAGGAACTCAGTAGCAAAGGGAGAGGCAGTGTTGACCATGGAAGTGTCATCCATACCTACCATGTCTTTAGCTGTAGGGCTCTTAGACACTAAGGAGGTAGCTACAGCTTCACCTGCCATGTCTTCACGACCAGCCTCTTTAAGAGCCTTAGCGATCTTACGGGAGTGGTTGATCTTAGCACCGGCTACAACTACGGTGGCTGCCCAACCTGCAAAGTCAATAGCACTCAGAGTCGCGTTAAACCAGTTGAACCCCTCGACTCCTCGCTTATACTCTGGGCTAGCCAGGGCATTGAAGAACTCTACTTGACGTAGTTCAGGGAGCTCTTCAGCTACCCACTCTTGTACTCCAGGGAGAAGCTCTTGCTGTCTCTCCGGGTCCATAGCCCTGAAGTTTTCAATGAAGTTCTCAATGAAGTCATCGGCACTGAATACGCTATCAGTGAACTGGTAGTTATCATACGCGTCCTTACCGGGAACGAAGATACCTACAAGGTTACGTGTCCAATCAAGGACACCCATACCTTCAAAGGTGGAGTTAACCATGTCACGGATGGCATCATCAACTGCAAACTGCTTAACTACTTCTTCACGTACCTGCGGGTTAGCTACAGTCGACCAGAAGACAAAGTCAGGGTTCTGACCAAGCCTGCGAAGCTCTTCGATATCTTCTTGCAGAGCTTGCATGTCAGCTTCGATATCTTCAGTAGGTTGGAAGAGATCAATACGGTTGACAAGGTCTTGTACTTGTTGCTGCTCAGCATAGATCTCAGAGTTAGCTACAGCTTTAAGGTGTGCTTCCTCATCACCAGTACTCTGGTAGTTCTTTACAGCTTCCTCTCCAGATACAGCAATAGGTTTGTCGTTGAGGTATGCATCCAGGATAGCAGACTTAACGATAGGACCTGAGTACTTCTCCCTCTCTGGGCGTCTCTGGCCTTGGGCTAGGAACTCAGCAGGGTGGAATGCAGATGGGTCTACGTCATAACCTTCTTGTAGAAGCTCTTCAGGAATAGGGCTAGGAGCTCCTGTATCGCTCTGTGAGAAGCGTTGCTCTTGGCCGGTACTAGCCCTAGGGGTACCCTCCGAAGAGAGCTGAGAATAGCGCTCATAGGCTGAACGGGCCATGTCTACCCCACGTTTAGCCTCATCAGGCAGAGCGTCGTACTTGATAGCACCAGAGTCGATACCCTCTAGCAAACCTTGAACTTCTTCTCGGCTACTGACAGGTACTGCACCCTCGTCCCCAAGATCACCAGCACCAGTGAAGGTTTCTTCTAGAGCTTTCTGCCATATCGGATCGTTATGAACTTGCATTACTGAGCTCCTTAAGCTATACCACCGATACTACCGAAGTTAGAAGGGGAACCTACACCTTGACGGAAAGTGGCGCTACCCGGTGTAGGTGTAGCAACTGGGCCGGTAGGCTGGTTAGCAAACTTATTCCGCATAACACTACCGATATTAAACCCTAACTGGTTAGGTAAGTTTGAGATAGCTTGAGCATAGGCAGACTGTGTCAAAGCTTCATTAGCAGAGATACCTGCATTGATGATACTTTGATTCATCTTCTCGATCTGACGGCTGAAGCTGAGGTTACCTGCCAACTGAGAGTTGATAGCACCTACTTGCTGGGACTGACCGGTAGTAGAGAATCCGCCAGCAGCTTCTTGAGCTTGCACTTGAGACCTTGCAACCTGTGCTTGAGCAGCTGCACGCCTACGTTCACGGGCATTTTGGATACGAGCTTTACGTTGCTCAATCCTGGATGCACGCTTCTGATCTTGTGCAGCTGAACGCTGACGATCTATAGAGTAACCGGTAGTACCTGTAAGGGCTACTGCAAGAGCTGACTTAGCCATTAAACAAACCTCTTCACGTAAACATATTCTGCAAGGTCATAGCCTAGCTTACCCATCAATGGGGATTCTTTAGGGAACATCATAAACATGTGGTTAACGCTACAATCTTTAGCTTCTGCTTCAGCTGCAGAGATAAGCTTCTCACCGATACCTTGACCTCTAGCTTCCGGTATTACATAGAAACCTTCTTCACTGGCAAACTCTCCGCTCTCTGTCTTGTAGTCTGCGTGGTAAGTAAGGGCTAAGTAACCTAGAACCTTCCCTTCTTCATTCCTAGCAGTGAATAGGTCCATTGAGGCTGTATCATACAGGTGCTGGTAGTAGTCTGCTGGGAACACAAACGGCAGACCTGTGCTCTCAAGCTGAACCTCGTTGTAATGAGACTCTGCCAGTGGACGTACCTCTTCGAGGATATCTTCTGTAACAACCTCGTTAGTAATCTTAATCATATCTTAGCACCTGCTGTGTATTCAATAGCCCAACCTAGTAGTTGGAAATCCTTACCTGCCTCAGACTCAAACCTGAAGCTCACTGCTTTGCCCTTACCTCGAACCTTACTACGAGTAGTGATTACTGAGTAGTCGTAGTCAAAAGGATCTAGACTAGCACCTGCAATAAAGGGAGCTCTGAACCGATATACCTGCTGCGGATCTGACCAACGGTTAGCTGTCCCTGTCGTAGTCCATTCCCACTTAGATGTGAGTACACAACTGCTTGGGTAATCGAACTCAACACCAGTACCACGGTCGATGAACGACTCTTCAGTCCTGTTGAAGAAGCAGTGTATGCAACTTGCTTGCTTAGTATTACCTGGCTGCTCAAGGATCTCATAACCTGTCTCAATGTATGAACTGTAAGATACGTTCTCTGCACTAGGCCAGTCCTTGAATCCACGGTTGTTATACAGAGAGAAGGTAATCATGTCGTTACCTCCTTCGTTAACAGGCATAGTAACAAACATGATCGAGGGAGTCTCGTAGGTAACACTGGACTGTATTTCTACAACTACCTCATCTGTACCTGCAATAACTTCATCTGTACCTGCAATGATACCAACCTCTTCTACGAAGTTAACTATATCTCTCTTGAAGAAAGGACAGGACAGTCTTGTAGAGCTAGTAGATACATCTTGATACTCATGCTCATAGAAAGCATTAAGGCGTATATCATACACTAGAGCTCTGTTGTAGAAAGATACAGCACCAGTACTAGCTAGTAAGTCAGTATTATATAACCAGTATACTTTACGGTTAACCTTATCTAATACACCAAAGGTATTCTCTCTTTGTATACCAGATATATTATTATATAGATCTTGTATACTAGTCTCTGTAATATTCTGTACAGTAATATTAAGAGATGTATCATCAGGTACTACAGCATAGATACCTTGTTGTGTCCAGTATAGTATAGTATTATCTACAGATACTATAGAGTCTATAGATACAGAACCTACATCACTAACCTTAGTTACTATAGCGTTATTGATACTGAAGACACCGTCATCAGCACCGCGCATAGACCATACACCGGTATCAGAGAAGATGTTACACCAAGGACCAAGGTTCTTGAATGCATGTACAAACCCTAGACCTGCAATAGTAATAATACCACCATCAGTGTCTAGAGGACTAGACTCGATATCAGCTGTAGGGTCGTTAACTGCATAACACTTCTTGATATCACCTATCTTCTTGATAGACTGGGATACAAAGATCTGCGAAGCGTACTTCTTGTTAGACACTGTACCCATCAAGGCATGGCCTTGGAAGAACCCTACAGCTGTAGGCCTCTCGCTTATAGTATCTGCTGGGTAAGAGGATGATATACTGTTAGCGAAGGCTAAGGACTCTGGTGCAATAGATGCAACCGAAGACATTACATCTCCACGATCTATATTAAACGCATCGACTATGAACCTACCCTTAACTGGGTCTGTACTTAGAGCGTCATTGTTCCTATCCAGCTTAGGGTTGTACTGAGCACCCGACACCGTATATCTGTCAGACATGGCAGGGTAGTCCCCTACCGCAGTATTAAACCACTCCCACGCGAGACCAAGGTTACTGTTCCAGTTATCTACATACTTAAGAGGCCAGCCTTGGTTAGCCAGGTTATAGTAATACTCTGGGGTCAGGTCACCTATAGCAGGCCTAAATGAGTTTTCAAATCCTAGATCAAAACCTTCTTCATCTCTAATCTGAGGCTCGATATCTTCATAACTGAAAGAGGTTCCATCGTATTCTACAACACGCGTAGACATACTAGAACACCCCATGAACAGGAAGCCATTACCTTTCTCGAAACTTATACGTTCATTGATAACTAGAGAGGGCAAGGACATGCTATCCATAAAGCTTGCCGATACTGCTCCAGCTGATGCGTCAAAGAATCTAAGCTGATCTGCTATACGAACTACTAGAATATCTAAGTTACGGTTAGCACCAGCATTTTCCCAAAGGAATGTCTGGATGATTACATTCTCAGGAGCAGTGGTACCGATGTTATTTAATGAGTAGTCTACCTCATATTGTAATCCACGACGTCTTTTAATACTGCCATCGAAGTTAAGATCGATGTTGACAGCAGCCTTCATAGAATTTTCAGGGTACGACAGACCCGTGGCTTCTGTTATAAGCCCTTTGTTAAACTGAAAGTAGTTCTTGATTGCTACTGCCCTTGCCATATTACTTGCCTCTATGATAAGCTTCGGCTGCTCGTTCTGCTTCTAAACGTGATGTCCACTTGGCGCCATCTAGACTTGCCGGTACTTGACCGCCAGTCTCGTAGTACAATGAGAACATACTGTAGTGATCTGGACCACGAACCTTAAGTTTACTTACGGCCGTAGTCGTGTCTGTTACTGCCTCGATCAAAGCGTTCTTTTCGTCTTGCATGTGCTAAACCTCTTCGAGCTTTCTGCTCGTCTTTTTGTGAAAGTTGTTGTTTAAGGTAAGCGTGACACGTGCTCTTTACTTCTGCAATATATGCCGGGAAGAACTCCGAAGGCATATCAGGAACAAAGGTGTTGTTCGCAGTCCAAGTCGGGTTGACTCTGCACCATGCAGAAGACTTAGATTGGACAAGGGTGGTGTCCGCTGCATACTGATAGGAGTCAGTTACGATATAGGTGTCATCGAAGCTGGTCCAGTATTCAGGCTGCTTGTTGTTGATGATAAACATCAGTACTCCGTTACCGTTGTCGACTGTATCAACATTAGTATCGGATGAATTACGTTGGTGTACAATGTTTACAAACTCGTCTGGCTTGAGATACTTAACCTGGGTGTAGGTAGTATTCAGTTCACCAACTTCGGTTGTATTATACTTGAACATCTCTACACGAGAGACGTTATCAGGGATCTTGAGGAAGTTAGGGCGAGTAAGATCTGATACAGCTTCTAACTGCCTCCACTCATACAAGTGGTCCCAGTCTTTGTAGCTCATCAGTTCCATGTACACTTCTTCAGCTATCTGAGCAACTTGAGCAGACTCTATTGTATCGTTAATGTTAGATACATTGTCTGAGTCCATAGAGTTCAGGACTGATTGTACGATTTCAAGGAGAGTCTTTCTCATTGTTAAGCGCCTTTGTGTGTACGGATAACTAGAACACGGGGGCTCCACAACGTTGTGGCATCGCTAGCAGTCACGTAGAAGGTCCCGCCGTTTGCAAGGAAAGTTGCTCCTGCAAATACTGGAATGTTCACTTGAAAGTATTGATCTACTGTTTTAAGGAACGGGGAAGTTTGCTGAGCGATAGTCCCTAAAGACCCGCCAACATCAAGCTCGATATCGATATATGCATTAGCTGTTGCACATTGAGCAACAAAGGATAATCGAATATCATAAGCGTCGTTAAGACCTGCCGGAGCTACCTTGTCATTGACAGCATCCCAGAAAGAAGCTATACCTGAAGGAAGGCCGTCGTCATTACTTAAAGACCCTAACCCATCAATAGACAGCTTAGTTCTGGTAGTAGCAGTAAGGCCTACACCAGTAGCTTCAGAGATAGCAGTACCTTCATCATACTGTGCCCAACCAGTCCACGAGGTAACACCGCTATCGGATAGGTCGTCTAGAGTTAGCAACCTTAGCTGACTCGTACCGCTAGTAACGGACGAGGGAGTGATAACCTTACCTGCATCGGCAGTAGTAGAAGTTAATATGTGTTTCGGTTCGTGAAGCTCACTGTTAGGTAGAGCGCTGTGTTGAATAGTTGCCATGTTGCACCTATGTAAAAGGGTAGGGGCCCCGTAGGACCCCTTCTCCCAAGATTAAACGATCTGGTCGATGTACTCGATTACGACCATACCTTCACCAGCGGTGAAAGAACCGGTAGCAACAACTTCTACATAAGCCGGACCAGTAGCGCCAACAGTTGCATCAGCAACAGTCTGGGCAGCGCCAGTGTTCATAGAGGCCAGGGTAGCAGCAGAGACTACGGTGGTGATAGCAGAGCCATCATCTTCTACCAGGTTGATGGCGTAGGAAGTACCGCCAACGAACGTAGTAGTAGCCGGCAGCGAGTAAACAGCGGTGATCAGGGCGTTAGCCGGGATCGAAGCGCCAGTTACATCGCCTTCGGTGTGGGTAGCCAGGTCGTTGTATTTAACCGGAAGAACCAGTTGCTTACGAACACCAGCTACGTGTACTGCATAAGGAGCAGCGGCTTCTACAGAGCGCGGACCAAAGGAGGTACGCGAACCATTAATCATTTCAACAGACATTTGTATCTCCTAATTAGTACGCTGTACCGCTGGTGATCAGCGAGATCATGGACTGCGGACGTTGCATGCCAAAGCCCCAACGAGCAGTAGCGTAGAACTCGTCTTGACGCTTCTGTACATTGCGGTCGCCTTCAACTACCGGCATACGGCGCCATGCACCCATGATCGGGGTCACGGTGTCGTCAGCTACACACCAGAACTGGTTAACGATATCGCCAACTTCAGCGTTATCGGTTTGGTTCGGGGCAGATACAGTGATAGCAGAAGTATCAAGGGTTTCTTGAGCAGCAATACGCGGCAGACGGTTAGACAGCCAGATATCAAAGCCCATGATGTTACGCAGGAACTTCATGTTCTTGGCAAAGCCAGTCTCAATCATCCCTTCGAAACGCGGGTTGTAGGTTACATCAGCAATACCAGTCAGGCTGTTGATGGTAGCTTCAACAAGCGGATCAACGATCAGGATGCGGCCTTCAGCAGGAAGGTTAGCCTTGTCCATAGCCAGCTTGGCATAGATCAGGTCGTCGATGGTCAGGGTGCGAGCAGTGCTACCACCGCTAGCAACGAAGCGGTGAGCGAAACCGTTAACAGCGTTGGCATTGCCAGCGGTCTGTTTGGACTGCTGAGACAGCAGGTCAGTTTCGTAACGCTCTTTGATAGCGCGCAGCATCTTCGGAACGATCATAGCATCGAACTGAGCGGCTTGATGAGAGTCTTCTTTCATCTCGTCAGACAGAGCAGCACCAGCACCAACGTGCTCAGTGATGGTCAGGCTGATACGGCCAGTGTCGATAGCATCGATCGGGGTGTCTTGACCTTCTTGCAGGTCACGCAGTACAACTTCACCGAAGGTGGTGATGTACAGGGTGTCGCCGTCACCGAAGTCAGAGACGTCACGGTGCATGCCTTCCGGAAGGAAGCCGTCCTTGATTTCGTCAAGGATCAGTTGGGAGTATACCTCCGCGCGACGAATCGCCGGGGTATTAGTAGTGTTATTACCGGACATTTTAAATCCTCACTTATTAGTTTAATTCACGCAAACGGCTCTGGATGTATGACGCACGTTCTTTGTTCGTCATGTCCATGATACGTTTGCGTGGTCCTTGGGCGGGCGTAGATGGCATAGCCATAGTGTTTACGCTGCCGCTAGTAGGTCTTGCATCGGTTTTGTTAGAGAGGTTGAACATCTTCAGAAGGACCTTAGGATGCTTCTTAGCCATCTCCATGGCCTCTTCAAACGTCAAACCATTATCGGCAGATACCTTGCTGACTACCTCATCCACCTTGTCACCATAGTGCTGGGACAGTACGGAAGCTACTTCATTGAAGTTAGTATCGTACTTTTGTTGGATAGTGCGAGTCTGTTGGTTCTGCTCAAAAGCTCTGAGTGCCTCTGCAATAACCTCCTCCTTGTTTAGTGAGGTTGTGCCCTCTACTTTTCCAGAAGAGTTCTGCTTGTATGCCTCTAGAAGCTCGTCCACCCGACGGGATTGAGCAAGCAACTGATCTTGTTTATCTACAAGGGTAGTTGCAGCAGTGAAGTCGTTCTCCAATTTCTTAATATGATTTTGAGAAGCTTCGATGTGCTTTGCTAAATCTTCTTGGGTTTTAAAGACCCTCTCCCCTACCTGGAAAAAGGGTTGTGCATTTTCAACTTGCGGTTGTGCAGCAGGTTGTTGACTGTTGTTTTCAGTGGCGGGTGCGCCAGTCATGAAGCTAGACATTGTGTGTCCTCAGTGTTAGTTCCCTTTAGGGAGGGTCGGTTTGATACCGCGCTTATTAAGTTCTTCTTTTACTTTCTGTACTTTCTTTTTACTATCAGACTTTACAGTCTCGATACCTGCAGCCTTAAGAGCTTCGGCATTCTTCGGATTCTTAGCTCCGATAGTTACCCAGCCCCACGAGCCAGCCGGTTTCATTACTTCACTCATTGATACTCTCCGGGAGATATTCGATAATGGTACGAAGGGCTTTTCTTTCAGCTGCATTCTTAAGCAGCTCTGCATGCTCTTCTAAACTCTCTGACGCCTTAGCTAGGTCGTCTCGTTGATCTTCTAACCGTTCCCTGATGATCCTCAACATCCATGCTGTAGACTTGTATGTGTCTTCGAATGATGCCTTGTCCACATCACTCATGCCCCTAGTAAAGAATACAGGGACATGTACGTTACCTTCAGATAGGTGCTTCTTCACTTGCCATTCCCTCCGCTTCTTGTGCTACCATCATCTGCTCTTCCATCAACTGCTGCTCAGCAATCTGCATCATACGCTGGGCTTCAGCCTGCTCAGCAATACGGGCGAATGGAGAGAAGATACCAAAGCGATCAAAGCCGAGAATCTCTTCCCACATCTCTGCTACCTTGACTGACGGGAAGTGTTGAGCAAGCATCGGGTCTGCCATCACTGATTGCTGGAAGGTCATCATCTCTTGAGCAAGCTGAGCCTTACGTGCATAGTGTCGAGCACCTACTGGTACTAGCTTACCGTTAGCTACCAGATCTTCACGAGTGATGCTCATGAAGTCTTCTACACCAGTATCCTTGTCTACAATCTTGATGACGTCTGCCGTGTTAAGGTTACGTCGAGCAACTTCGATCTGCGCATTGAGCAGACGCTCAAGCATGTTCATCTCGAAGTCGTTGATCTTATTCTGGAAGATACGGCTAGAAGCATTCTGCAGTTGCTGTACTTCGAAGGCTGTCTTCTCACCTGGGCTACGGATACCCATAGCTTCGCTAGGTGCACCAGCATAGAGCTCCATACGTTGCTCTAGTGCTTGGATCTGGAAGTCAGCATTCAGTACTGTAGTATCTGGGGTTAAGTAACGGACGTTACCGTTCTCGTTAACCTCATATACACGACCACCGTTAGGACCTTCGTACTCATCTACATCACCTTGGTATACCAGGTCAGGGTTGATCATCTGATCAAATGCATCTGCCCTTGCGTTCTCAAGGTGGTTGATACGATACTGCAGACCTACCAGGTTATCGAGAGGGCCCATACCCCAAAGGTTATCTGGACGACGTCTCCATGCACTGTGGTAAATATGTGGACGGCCAGTCCAAGTATTCAGCGGCTGCTTACGGATAACCCAGCGACGGTCTACTACAGTGATCACATAGTTCTTATAGAACTGTTGTGTCTCGTGGTCATAGATGTCGCCGTAGAAGTCGAGGATCTCAACGAAGCCTGACTTCAGATACTGACCAATAGTGCCGAAGCCGTCATAGGACATCTGAATAGATTTGTCTACGTCTTCAAGACTATACTGGTTAAGCTCACGTCTAATATCTGTTAGATTGTTAAGGACCTCTTGCTCATACTGAAGCTCTGGGTTCTCTTCAACATCTCTATGCAACTCACCAACAGTTTTAATACTACGGATGATCTTAGGGGCCGACTCAAACGTGATAGCTGTTGGGTTGAATACGATATCGTTAGGGGAGATACGACCAGTACGTGGACCTGTGTAGCCAAGTTCTTTCAACCCTGTAATAGGGTCCTCATGAGTTTCATTCACATACGTGATGAAAGCAAAACAGTTACCAGTCAAGACCCAGTCATCAATCAGCTGGCCTACTACCGTATTGAAGTTATCGATACGATGTTTAGTACGCAGGTAAGACTCGATGTTACGCCGCTTCTTAAAAGTAACTGCTTCACGATCCTCGCCCTCGAACCTGAACCACTCCGGGTTAGGCAGGAGAGACATCATGTAGTTAGCACGGAGGTTATCGTAGACCTGAGTAATCTTACCCAGGTTGGTGCTGTGGGACCACGGGTTTTGTACGTTCGTTGTTTCTCTCGTACTTGTAGCAAAGACATAAGCTTTAGTTTCTGCTACTCTTTTCTTCCAACCCGCACGGGCAGAATCCCACTCACACCAGAGACTAGCAATCTCAGTTGCAGTACGGTGCTCGCTTTCAAAGATATGGGAGAGGTCTAGGGACTGGCCTGCACTCATCGGTTAATTCTCCTACCGCCAAACCTATCGCTGGCGACAATAATGTTCTGTAGTTTATTAGATGCTGATCTAGAAGCACGTTGGCTAGGTGGTCTGCAGATCTCTACAGCTGAGCACAAGGCGTCTTCTAAGTCATCGTGAGGAGGTCTGGCCATCACGACTTCATCTTCTAAGTCAGGTGTCAACCCACCTTTGAAATGTTTAATAATCTTTTTCTTATAGCGCCACTCAAGGACAGAGGCATGACGCTCGAACTTCTTACCAGTGTTAGCTGCTACGTAGTTAGGCTCGATGATAAGGGTACGCCCTTCCTGTCTTACGAAGTTCTCTAACTGATTAGCTACCAGTCTACCACCTGAGTTAGTTTCAATACGTAGCTTCTTGAAACCCCAATAGTCGTGGAGACGAGAGATCTTGTCGTAGTATACTTCATAGTCTGAAGTCTTAAAGCGATCCATGTCTAGGACGTAGATGAAGCCTTCTGAATCTGCACCGATAACAACTATAGCGGTGTAGTCGGAAGTTTCTCCAGATGTCCAAGCAATGTCGATAGCAGCAAAAATAGCCAGAGGTTGTCCGTTAAATCTCCACGTTCCTTGCTCACACGTGAGATGCTTTCTATCATAGTACGTAAAATCCGAGTACTGTAGTCTCGCAGACTCCGGATCATTCGGGTTATTATAGTATTGAGCATAGAACTGTGACAACTCACCTACAGATTCATATTGCGCTCTGATCTCTGCTAACACGTTAATGTCGAAACCAAACCACTCTTTGTTTCTAGGGCAACGTACCCGTGGCCACAAGAAGTTACCGGTCATATCCCCAGAGTCTTCTACAGCTCTTTCGTACACTGCCCATACGTTTACTTCACCAGTCATCTCACCGGTAAGTTCATCGTAGACTTTCTTCTTAGCTGCTTCGAACTGACCATAGATATCTTTAGGATGATACCTGGTCCCTACAGCCTTGATAGAACCACCTGGATTAAGTACTGAGGCAAACTGAGAAACAGCGCCACGGACTTCCGAACGACCCAGAGGACTATAAGCGTTAGCTGGCACAACAACATCATCGAGTACCAAGTGAGAGCAATGCAAGCCAGTAGCGTTAGACTTAACAGTACGAACAAGCAAAGTATTATCACGAGTACCGCGTTCCTTTCGGAGCGGGTGGTCGACGTTAATTGCCCAAGCTGACCACTTATCTCTTTTAGCTTCTTCAGCATTGACCATCTCCGGCCACAGGAGACGGTACTGATCAGATGTCATCATGTTCTTGATGGAGTACACCTGAGCCTTAGCCAGCTCTTCACCTGCAGACACGTAAATGATACTGCACCAAGGCTGTTTGGTAATGATCCAAACGGTCCATACTGCAATACAGTGTGACTTCAAATGACCACGGGGCAAGAGCAAGAGTTGCTTTACAGCTTCCTTGTCCTTGCTTAACCATTCGAATACCTTACGGTGGATCTCACCGTACATGTAGTCTGGGTTAAGATACTTAGCGAACTCGAATAGATTATTCTCGTAGAACTCTCTGATCTCAAGTAGCTTGTCCGTTGCCATTAGTTACCTTTAAGCTTTTTGTGAAGAGCTATGATCTTAGCAGTGTTCTCGTCCATCAAGGAGGTGTCCTTGGCTTTCTTAGGTCTGCCAGCTTTTTGTTCTTTGTCTTTGTTGTTGGAGATATCGAACAGAGTCTTCTGTGCTGTTACACTACCGCCCTCTGCTTGTTCACGAAGGAGCTTGATTGTATCAGCTTGATCCTTCATAGCCTTGTCTTCTCTCCACTGAGCAAGACCATCCCATGCACCAAGCGGGCTACCTTCCATAAACCACTTAAGGTTACAAAGCTTACGCCAGTGACGCATGTCACCTACGATCTGAATAGCTGCATCATACTCGTTAGCAGCATTCATGTAGATCTGATACGCAGAGGGTAACCCTTTAACCGAGTGAGGCTTAAGAGTATATACTGGAGGATAGTAGTTCTTACTTCTATCTCGATTGGTTTCGAGAAAGAGGTTCTCTGTCCTGTATCTTCCCATTGTATCTAAATACATTTGTTATGCCCACTTACCAAAAGCTATCCAATAAACTGCATCCACTGCTGCGCCATGACGAACATTCACTGCCGTAGTAGAGAGCGTGCTTCCAATGTTACCGCTATCACCGAGGACACCATTAGCCGTATCTCTTGTAGTGACAGATACGATAGGTACTTCTGTAAAAGCTACAGGGAAGGTAATGGTAGTATCTGTTCCGGTAGCACCTTCAACACCCCACTGAATCCTTACATTACCGTAAGTTAGTGATCCACCAGAAGCTGTTGGAGTAGGAGCAAGGGCTGCAGCAGCTTGAGCAAGCTCTAAAGCTGGGATAACACCTACAGTAGAGTAAGAGTAGACTGTGTTACCTGACAAGGCAAGAGCTGCTTCAGTGTCGTTAACTAAATGAACTGTACCAGGGGAAGATCCATCTGTAGCAGCATGGTGTGCTGGGTCTACTATGTTCTCTTCAAAGTTCTGCTGTGTACGCAGAGGAGTCATGAGCTTAGTGTTATCAGTACCAGCTTCTGCTTCTACTTGACTAGCAAGCCTAGCAGTGATAGCTGTATCAGGATCTGTAGGTAGAGTTGAATACTCATAACCGTCTTCTGTACCGTTTACTAGTACTGCCTTACCTGCATCACCGCTTCCTATCACAGGGAGACCTACACTAGCTGCTGCTGCTTCAGCTGCTAATTGAGCTGCCTCAGCTAAACCCTGTGCTGTAACGCTCTGAGAAGCGCTGAGAGAAGCGCTAGAGGCATACCCTGATGCTTCTACCACTTTAGCGTCTAAAGCGCTCTCCGTGCCATCTAGGAGGTCCTGGAGGGCTTGTAGGGTAGGTATCTCAGCTCCACCTACCTCAAGAGTATCACAAGACACTAGACCAGCATTGATCAGATCATTGTTGTTCATGTCTAGATCTGACTCCATAGCGTTAGGCGTATCTGCATAACGGGACAGGGTACGGTCTAGAGCAGTCTCGATGTTATCGAAGTTAGTATTCAAGGAGTTCGTAGTATTGAACCCTGAACTAATATCTTGTGGAGTGAATAGCTTTCCCATATTACTTGCTCTTAAGTTTACTAAAAGTTTTAGCCAGACGTTTCTCAGTACTCTTATCACGGTAGCTTTCAACTGCACCACGAATTGCTTTACCTGCCTTGTATCCAAGATCTTTAGCCCTACGTGTTAACGCATCTGTACCTACTGCAGCTACTACACCTAGTGCACCAGCTTTAGCCATGGTCGTACCTACTGGAGTCTTAGGCACTGCCTTACGTAGATTATTAGTTGCCCAATCTTTAGCACCAGCTCTCGCACCAGCTTGGCTATTAGCTTTAAGGCGCTTAGGTCCGATATCATTAGCTGATCGACCAGTACCTGTAGCGATCTTAGGGCTGCCTACCTTGTAGGAACCATGTGAACCACCACCACCAGCTTGAACTGCAACACGTGCTTGCTTGTTAACTTGCTTAGTTACTTTAGCTGAGTTCTCACCAGCTAGGTAACCTGGACGCTTATTCTGGGAAGGCATGGGCTTAGAAGAATCTACAACACCTTTGTGAGTAACATTGTTACCCTTGACACCATAGTCTTTTACAGATGTTGGAGTTACTTTATGCGGTTTACGCATATTATCTTTTTTATTAACGTAAGATGATGGCATGGTATATATTACCTATAACTAGTTATATTATAATAATTATATATAATATCCTATATCCTTCCTATGATCTATAATATATACTATCCTGTCCTAGTATGTATATATTATAATATATTATATATATAATTAATTAGACTTACTGTAATAGGAAAAAGTTCAATGTTATATTAAAATAATT